GTGAATATAAACGTCGCTAGTTTGTTAAACGGGAATTACATCCTGTTATTATTTGTAGTTTTGGCGCTCGGTCTGTGCCTTGGAAAAGTGCGTCTGGGCTCTGTCCAGCTCGGAAATTCTATCGGCGTATTAGTGGTTTCCCTGCTTTTAGGCCAGCAACATTTCAGTATTAACACCGAAGCGCTAAATCTCGGCTTTATGCTGTTTATTTTCTGCGTCGGCGTTGAAGCCGGACCCAACTTTTTTTCGATTTTCTTCCGCGACGGCAAAAACTACTTCATGCTGGCGCTGGTGATGGTCGGCACCGCCATGTTGCTGGCACTCGGACTTGGGCGGTTCTTCGGCTGGGACATCGGCCTCACCGCCGGTATGCTCGCCGGTTCCATGACCTCCACGCCGGTGCTGGTGGGCGCGGGAGATACGCTGCGTAACACCATGGGCGGCAACAAACTCCTCGGTCCTGAGCTCGATAACCTGAGCCTCGGCTACGCCCTGACCTATCTCATCGGGCTGGTCAGCCTGATCTTTGGCGCGCGCTACCTGCCAAAACTGCAACACCAGGATTTACCAACCAGTGCCCAGCAAATCGCCCGCGAACGCGGTCTGGATACCGACAGCAAACGCAAAGTCTATCTGCCGGTTATCCGCGCCTACCGCGTTGGCCAGGAGCTGGTGGCATGGGCTGACGGCAAAAACCTTCGCGAACTGGGGATCTACCGCCAGACCGGATGCTATATCGAACGTATCCGCCGTAACGGGATTTTAGCGACGCCGGACGGTGACGCGGTGTTACAGGTAGGCGATGAGATTTCGCTGGTCGGCTATCCGGATGCACATTCGCGTCTTGATCCTAGTTTCCGCAACGGCAAAGAAGTCTTTGACCGCGACCTGCTCGATATGCGCATCGTGACCGAAGAAGTGGTGGTGAAAAACAATCATGCGGTCGGTAAACGTCTGAGCCAGCTAAACCTCACCGATCAGGGTTGCTTCCTTAACCGCGTTATCCGCAGTCAGATAGAAATGCCGATCGACGACAGCATTGTGCTCAATAAAGGCGATGTATTGCAGGTCAGCGGTGATGCACGTCGTGTAAAAAGTGTGGCAGACCGCATCGGGTTTATCTCCGTACACAGTCAGGTCACCGACCTGCTGGCCTTCTGTGCCTTCTTTATCGTCGGCCTGATGATTGGCCTCATCACCTTCCAGTTTAAAAACTTCAGCTTCGGCATTGGTAATGCCGCCGGTCTGCTGTTCGCCGGTATCATGCTCGGCTTCCTGCGTGCCAACCACCCTACTTTCGGTTATATCCCGCAAGGTGCGCTAAACATGGTGAAAGAGTTTGGCCTGATGGTCTTTATGGCGGGTGTCGGCCTGAGTGCCGGTGCGGGGATCAATAACGGACTGGGCGCCATCGGCGGACAGATGCTGATCTCGGGGCTTATCGTCAGCCTGGTGCCGGTTATCATCTGCTTCATCTTTGGAGCTTACGTCCTGCGGATGAACCGGGCCTTGCTGTTTGGCGCGATCATGGGAGCGCGAACCTGTGCGCCCGCGATGGAGATCATAAGTGATACCGCGCGAAGCAACATTCCGGCACTCGGTTACGCCGGAACCTACGCTATCGCTAACGTATTACTGACGCTGGCCGGGACATTGATCGTGATCATCTGGCCGGGAGCATGACGTAACTCATTGAAGTGTAATGTGGGAAAATAAAATCAATAATTTTTTTATATTTTTGCCACATGAAACGAACTTTTACAGAGGGCAGCAGTCTTAATTAATGCCACTGCTTTTCTTTGAAGTCCCCAAATTTGGAGAGCCCGTGAATCCCGCCTTTTTAGGTTCAAGATTCCCGGGTTTTTTCTTTTCTGGATTTAAAATCATTTAAAATCAATATGCTAACCAACCATCTTGCGCTCATTGGCGACAAAGTGGCGACAGTGATATTTTTAACTTTCTTTCCTTACATTTATTAAGGTAGTTTTGTAAGACTTGCGACGCTTAGATAAGGATTTTGTAATGAGCACCTCCCCAGTACAAACCATTGACGCCCAAAAATTATACGAAAATGCGTTAATATCTATACAACTCGGCATTGAAGATTTTGAAGAGTCAGAACGTGCAAGTGGAAATAAAGCGCGAACACTATCATCTGTGAGAAATCTATTTGCCGGAATGCTACTTTTGTTCAAATACAAAATTGCAGCATCTGTAAATGATCCAGCGGATGCTTACGCGATAATCTTTAATCATCCAACTATCGTTCCTGAGTCTGATGGGAATGGCGGTATTAAATGGGTTCCGGATGGAAAATTTAAGAAAACAACTATCGATATTCTAGGTATTGAACAGCGTTTTAAAGGGTTTGGTATAAACGTTGATTGGTCTGTCATCAAACAATTGCAAGACTGCAGAAATCATCTTGAGCATTTACATCCTAAGCATACATATGGTGAGGTTAGTGGGTTTGTTGCTGAACTTTTCCCAGTTCTCAGTGATTTTATCAGTAATGAGCTTGGGCTAGTTCCGTCAGACGTTTTAGGTAGTGCTTGGGACACAATGCTTGCCCACAAGGACTTCTATAATGCCAAACTGGATGAGTGCGCAGATAGTTGGGAATTAGCATCAGTGCCATCAGGAGCAGAATTCTACCTTAGTGATTGTCGTTGTAAAATGTGCAGTTCTGAGCTGTTGATGGCTGCTCAAGAGGACTTAGATTTAAATATTTCGGTAGAACACAATGAAGACCAATTTAGATACCGCTGTGTAAACTGCGGTTATGCAGACCTAATTGCTCCTGAGTTATTGCACGCTATCTATGTTACAAACTATCAAGATTCACGTGATGGCAGTGAACCAACTCTCGAACATTGCTATCAATGCAATCATGATACCTTCCTGATTCTTGAACAGAAGTGTGCGTGGTGTGATGCCGAACTCGAATATAATGCATGTGAAATGTGCGGACAGGCTTTAACCCAAGAAGAACAAATCAATGGTGGCTTGTGTAGTGCTGATGAGTATTCACGGGAAAAATTCATGCGCGAAGATTGAGAAAATTTTTCAGTTTTAGGAAAACTATGGTTTCGTTCTAAGTTCATTTTCTTGTTTGTCTCCACATAGGGGTCACAGTCTGGGCCCTTAACTTATTGTTAGTAAATGGCATTTGATGTAATCTTCTATTCGCTTAAGTCCAATTCATAACGAGAGGAAATACATATGACGCAGCAAGCTATTGATTATTCAGTATATCGTGAGATTAAAACTTTTGTTGGCATCCGTAATGACTCCGAAATAAATAAGCTTCTTGAGACCAACCGTTGGAATATAATTGCTATTAGCAATGGTGTTGATGAGATGAACTATCCTATTACCAGTACTGTTTTGGGTAAAACGGCTTGCTGACCAATAGTCATTTCATTGAATTATTATTAGCAACCTATCAATACAAATCGCCGGTTATAGACTCATGTAAATTATACAAAATTTACTAAATAATTCAGTTGATGAAGCCATATTAAACGATGTGGCTTTTTTATAGCTTTTGATTACTCATAACAAAATCAATTATAAATTACTTAGTCAGAATGGCTGTATTGATACCAGATTCAACAACTGTCATTCAGAAGTGCTTGTAGTAATGTCCTATCGCGCAATCATACGCTTCCCGCTCTGATTGCGGCGGAATGAATGCATGAGACACCCACCTTTTACCATCGTGATAAGCAACACCCCATTTCCTACCCACCGGCCAGATCGCATACACCGGATTACCCTGCTGACCGAAAACATGTTCTCTGCTCAGTCTTTCGCCCTTGGACATGAAATAAATCATCGCGCTGCAAATTTTCATCGACCGCATAAAACCCCCTTTTGCTGCTTTTGCTCTGACGTCTGAAAAATAACTATACTGTATATAATTACAGCACATCAATTTCACAAATTTCAGTTTTACAAAATGTCCGCAAATCTCTTACAGGCTGCGCCCCGTCTGGCCTCCCTCCATTTCTACAGCTCACAGATTTGATCTTCTTAACGATCCACCCATCAGACAAAAAGCAGGAATAAACCTTTAATTTCAGTTAGCTGTAATTTTTCCCTGATCCTCTGGAGATCCAGAAAACTGTAATTTACTGAAATTCTTTTCAATCTTTTCAGTTTGGGAATGACGGCGGCACCCCAGACACGGCGCGGGCTGGCGGTGTGGTTTGTAGATTTTCAAAACTGAAAAAAATTACTGACGCAAAAAGCGCAGGCGGGTGCGGTGTAGTGCAATTTCCGTGACGTCTTGCTTTGTTCCGTGGCCGCACGCAGCCCCCTGCTTTATCTGGCTGCGTGATCGTTTTAAAAGGTTTCACGGTGTGGGTGGAGGCATTGCGCGGCGCTGCGTGCGATTGAGGCGGGTTGTCTGCGGGCAATAAAAAACCCGCACTCGGCGGGTTTGATTTGGCGGATTCTGTTAACCAATGACGGGATCGTATTTCGTCTTAAGCGTAGTGGCACTGGTTCCCGTCGCTTTGATGGCCGTTGCATTCTGCGGCGCGCCGGTGTTGCTGTGCGTGTGGGCGGCGGTAAGCTCTGCCAACTGTTTCACCACGTCCAGCGTGTTTATCATCAGCTGGCAAACGTTAATCGCCTGACTCCCGATCCACACCACCGGCGCAATCACTTCCTGACGTGTCTCGGCCACGCTGCGGCGCAGCTGTCCGACCTTTTCAATCAGCTGGCCAACAACGGTTGTTTCCGCGTTGCCCTGGACGCTGGCCACGTAATTGGCCTGCGTGGCCAGACTGTAATCACCTTGGGCAATCTGCTGGATAGCACCGGCCAGCAAGGTGGCTTTGCCAAGCACCATGGTTTTATCCGTGGCCTGAACCGTGGTTTCTCTGGCCACCAGCGTGCGGGTTTCATCATCCGCAGTTATAACGCGGCTCATGGACGTTTCGCGGATCACCTGGTCTGTCTGGCGTTCCCAGTCTCCCGCCACCGTCACACGCTGCGATACACCATCGCGCTGTTGTTGCAGCTGTTCGCCATACTTTACTGCAGGCAGGCTGTTGCCCTGGGCAAGTGTCTGACGAACAAACGGCTTATCCGGGCGGCCGCCGTTAAACCCGACTTCTACCAGCGTGCCGGGTGGTGGAAACTGGAACATGCCTGACTCTCCGCCCGCCATCGGCAGCGGTAGCGGCACGGCCGGATAAAGCGGTGTGTCTTTTGCCGGATTGCCATCTGCGTCTAACAGCTGCAAGTCCACGGCATAACGTGGCCTGAACGGATCGGCAATATTCCCGTTGCTGACGTCTTCGCTGGGCGCTTCCACCCTGGCGAACTGCGGCAGGTGCAAGCCGCTGGCCAGCTCTGGATAACTGCTTTCAACCTGACGCTGAAACGGGGTTTTCTGCAATGCCTGACCTGTGGCCTTATTGCGTGGTGTCCAGGTGATTTCCATATCGTCGTTGTGCAATCTGACCTTAGTCAAACGCTGACCGTTCACCTCTACACCGGGTCGCAAAGACTGGATCAGCGGCACTGTCATACTATTGCCACCGGCAACGCTCTGGTTAAATTCGGCGGGGATTTCCACTGGCTTACCGGCAAACAGGGCATCTGCGGCCGCACCAACAAAAACGCCGCCGTCGGGCAGCTGATACCAAACGTAATCGGTAATGCTAAACGCCTTTCCCAGATTGGCTAACACCGATTGCAGCCGTGGCACTTAGGGCGTGCATGGGTAAATTGTCAGGTTTCGCTTCATTCACCGGCACTGCCGGCAAGCATTTAAGCTGTGCCAACAAACCATCTAACACCGTCGAATCATCGGTTATGTCAGTCAGCCTAATCAGCTCTTGCAGAGTTAAACGGTGTGGCTGGTCTGGATTCAGCTTATTGCGTAACACCTGAGCTGAAATCCCCATAGCCGCTGCAACCGCTGTGAGGTTGTGAGCCAGAGAAAACCGGCGGTAGGCAGTATCCAGATGCGGATGTATTGAAGTTTGATAATCAAACATGGTTGTCACCTCAATCATATTGCAATATCGAACTAAGCAACTGAAAGGTCACAATTTGATAACGCATCTACGGTTAAAGCCGCAATATTGATCATCACTTTTTCGCGCTTCATATCTTTACGGAGGCGGTGACGTGGTAATCGACCATCTGCAAGCATGTCGTTGATCGTATCCTCAGCTAAGCCAGTGAGTTCGCTATAGCGTTCGATTGTGACGTGGGGCGTGATCAGAGTGATTGAAATGTTAGGTTTCATGGGGCAACATTCCTTTATTAGCAGTGGTTAAAAGTTGTAAGTGGTGATGGTTCACATTTTGAAATCATGGGAACTATAAGATCACTAAATGAAATCGTCAACATAAATGTTCACATGGTGAAATCGAATGGATTTAGATAAAGGTGGGCGAGGTGCAATTGAGCGTATGGTTGAAGCCTATGGATTTACTACACGGCAAGCTTTATGCGACAAACTTGGAGTATCTAAAAGCACCTTGGCTACACGTTACATGAGAGATTCGTTCCCCTCAGATTGGGTAATTCAGTGCGCCTTGGAAACTGGGGTAGCTTTGAAATGGCTAACTTTGGGTTCTGGACCGGTTTATGAGAATGCTCGAACAGACGTAATTGAAGTGCCCCGCAAAAAGATTATGGACGGTCAACTAGTTGATGCTAGTTATATAATGTTCGACAAAGTATTTGCACCTGATACATCAGGAAAATTAGAGATAATAACTAGTGATAGTTTTTCATACTTTATTGATAACGATGTTAAAGACATTGAAGATGGATTATGGGTTCTTAATATTGAAGGGAAGGTAAGTATTCGTGAAATTATTCGCATCCCTGTACAAAGAATAAGAATTATGGGAGCGAACTCATTCGAATGTTCTTTGGAGGATATCGAATTCGTTAGTAAAGTTGTCGGTGTATTTGAAAAACTTAATTAGTACGTTTGATTATTTTATAAAAGGATATTATATGAAAATCTCAGGAAAGTCTTTAAGAAGCATTGATAAGTTAGTATCTCTAGCTGCTGGTTTAAAAGAGGTTATTTTAGGCGTTAATCTCAGCAATATTGATAAGGAAACCCTACATAAAATAGGGTTTACTGAAAAAATATTAGAAGGTGATTCTATACTACCAACGCCAGTTGGAAAAACAACAACCTTTAATGCTAGAGGAAAGGAAATAAAACGACCAGATTTACCTAAAGAGACTTACCACGTAACCTACAACAGCACTACTTATGACTGGCATAAACAACCTCATTACGGCACTAAAACTCGTACAGCCTTAAGGATAGCGAGAGAGTATATTCCCGCTCCGTCAATTTTTTTAACACTCGCCAATATAAATGGACAATTATATATAATATCACCGGTTATATTCATTGATGATAAAAATAAAGAATATAACTTGCATGTTATTAACGTTTTACTGGAATGCTTTGGTGAGTTCGAATTACTTGATAATTCACAAAAGCCATTACATACCACTAAGTTCAGGAAAATTCAGTGGGATATTTTACCTAGAGGCGTATACCCATGGTCTAAAGTTGCCGAAATGATACTTTCAGGCACGGCAAATTTAGATAAAGATGAGGCCGAAATAATAAAATATCGTCTATCTATTATGAATTCCTATCAACCTGATTTTATAGGAGTTGGTCACGGCGGTTTCAACGGTTATTTTGTTTTTGGTTTTGAAAACAAAAACACTTACATCCTCGAGAGTATTTATCTAGATAATGCCACATACATTTTCCATGAACAATGGGAACCATTATCGAAATTAACAAAAAATGAAATAATAAATAGTGATATTGAACATATACGAATAATACATGATAAAAAATGGAAGCAAGCAGTAGGTATTGCGATCACAAGATCTAAAAGGGGACAAGCATGATTAACGCAAGTTCAGATGTTACATTCGAAATCAGAGATGAATATAAAAGAAAAGAGATAGCTATTAAAATAAATGAGCTTCTTGACTCAGACGTTGATATTTCACCATTGGTAATTGACGGGGGGTGGGGAACAGGTAAAACAGAATTTTGTTTAAAGCTAACAAATATGTTAAATGAAAATACCGAAAATCCACGAGCAGTTTATATAGATGCCTTTAAAGAAGACCATACTGATGCACCTCTCTTAACAATACTTGCTGCTATCATTGCTTTACTACCTAAAAATGAAGCTAAAAATCTCATTGCAAAAGCTTTGCCCGCCTTAAAATTTGGCTTAAAGACTGGACTAAAAGCTACAGCTGGGTGGCTGCTTAAGCAAAATGCTGATGAATTATCCAGTGAATTTGCAGATGCAATTAGCGATACAAATGACGCAATTATTGATAAAACCGTCGAATCAATGTTGCATGAGCATATCGATGCTGAAAAAAACATACAAACACTTAAATCCGCGTTAAAAGAAATAACACAGTCTCAGCCGCTTATAATAATCATTGATGAGCTTGATAGATGTAAGCCCAGTTTCTCAGTCTCAATCATTGAAAATATTAAACATGTTTTTGATGTTGAGAATGTCAATTTTATTTTAGTTACAAACACAGCTCAGTTATATGCTTCAATTAATCATATGTATGGCTCCGCAGTCAACTCAAGACAATATTTAGATAAATTTATAAAATTCTCTATCACATTGCCCACTTTTTACAAACCACATGGCACGACTCCAACTAACGCATCGCTAAGGCACTGGAAAAATATTTCTCAAGATGATGAAACTCTTTTACGAGCGAACTCAGGCTCAGAGAAAATGATAACCTCTCTTATTAATCATGGCGAATTATCATTAAGAGAGGTAGAGACTTTTGCTCGTCACATTAAAATATTTCAAATATTGACTCAAAATTCAATCGATTCTAATAGTAATACTGACTATAACTACCTTGAGATTTTTGGGATATTTTTATATTGCTTTGATAAAAAGTCTGCTAAATCAATTCTAAATCGATCAATAAACTTGGATGCGATAGGTGACACGTTAAATATTAAAGAATTTAACTATATTAGGAATCGTGACCAATCAACAATCCAAATTCTACTTTATGGATTAATAAGAGACAGCGATTACCCATCTTTTCGATTCCCTAGGCCAGATGATGAGCAAAAAGTAAAATGGGATTATTATCTAACCGGCTCCTATCAAACTATCAACTATGACGATAAAGGGTTTTCCTCTATCGTCGCGGCGGCAATTAGTAATATCATGCTTTCCTCATAATTTTTGAATGTTTTTATTTCGCGAAACCTACATTGACCACTGTTGTTTTGTACAGTTAAATATCCCCTTCTTAGGAGGGGATCAAGAATGACAGTCCGTAAACTTACAACCGGCCATTGGATATGTGAATGCTACCCTGCTGGCCGTTCTGGCCGCAGGGTTCGTAAACAGTTCGCTACTAAAGGTGACGCATTAGCCTTCGAACGCCACACTATGGACGAAGCTAACAATAAGCCTTGGCTGGGTGAGAAAGCTGACCGACGGAGTTTGGGGGATATCGCAAAACTTTGGTACAACCTACATGGTCAGGCGCTTTCTGCCGGCTCACTCATCTATAAGAAAATTTGTCTTATGGTGGCGGCTCTAGGTAATCCTCCCGCTACTACTTTTACAGCAAAGGATTTCGCTCACTATCGTGATAAACGAATGAATGGAGAAATCTATTATTCTGAACGTTGGCGACAAGGGGCGGCACCTGTGACAGTGAACCTTGAGCAAAGTTATCTGAACAGCATGTTCAATGAACTGATTCGTTTAGGAGAATGGAAACAACCGAATCCCCTCGAAACTCTGCGAAAGTTTGCAACAGCAGAAAAAGAAATGGCCTGGCTAGATCACGAACAGATCAACACTCTGCTCGCTGCATGTAGTAGAGGAAAACCAGATTTGCCTCTTGTGGTTAAAATCTGTTTAAGCACTGGGGCAAGGTGGCGAGAAGCAGAAAAACTCACCCGAAGTCAAATCACTCCTTATAAAATTACCTTCGTCAAAACCAAGGGTAAGAAGAATCGTAGCGTTCCAATAAGCAAAGAGCTCTATGAAGAAATCATTGCTCAAGACACAAATCCACTTTTTAGCGAATGTTACTTTCAATTCATGGCAGCCATCAACTCCACCGACATCGAATTACCACGTGGTCAGCTTACACATGTTCTTAGGCATACCTTTGCTGCACATTTTATGACTTCAGGTGGCAACATCTTAGTTTTACAAAGAATCCTTGGCCATTCTGATATACAGATGACTATGAGACATGCGCACTTTGCTCCGGAGCACCTCGAAACAGCCCTGCATTTCAACCCGTTGGCCAAAATGAAAAGTGGCGATAGAAGAAGGCAATAG